CCCGTATTCAGAACGGCGAAAGATTGCGAATGCGCTTGCGCTGTTTCGCCAGGTCGATGCGATGACGAAGGCGATCAAGCAAGCGGTAAAGAAACTTCACTTCTTGTCCTTCGTATGCGCCACCGACAGAGCCAGCCGGATGGCAAGTTCCAGGTCATCGAACTGGCCGGCGCGAGCAAGGCGCATCAGCAGTTCGACTTGAGCCTCCGGTGACATGGGCCGGAGTCGCGGCGGGACGCCGAAGCGGACAACGTTGGCTGCGCTGGCGTCCATCACTTCCTCCGAATGGCCGTCACCAGCGCCCGCCATAGGCTCCAGCGGCGATAGCCGAAGATGGCGTGTCCTGCGTACAGGTCGCGCTGCTGGCGCTGCGTGTAGTGGGCCCAGGGGTTTTGTAAAAACGGCGGCCTCATGCAAGTGCTCCAGCAATGCACAGCAGCACGAAGGCGCAGGCGGCCACGAAGTCATCAACGGTCAGCGGGCTCATGCGTGCTCCTTCAATGCCGGAAGCGTTCCCCAAAGTGCCCAGTTGGTGCAGACAGCGGCCGGCGGGTGGTATGTGTCAGTCGCCGGAGCGGCGCGAACCGTCCCGGAGCAGCCGCGCACCTTGGTCAGCCGCTTGGCCTTCGCCAGCGCGAGTTCGACGGAGCCGGCTTCGACCTCATGACGCTCCGTGCCGATGAGTGGGCTCGGGTAGATCAGGGTCACGACATAGGTCTTCATGTCTTGCTCCCTTCAGCGTGTTCGAGATCTGAGAGGTAGAAGCCGCCACGCTTGCCGCCATCAGCTATGGCAAGCAGCAAATCGGCACGGCCGTTGTGGTTTAGTGCGACTACCACCAGATCGGTCCATCCGTGCGCCTCGTGCTTCTTGCTGCGCACGCGGTCACCGACCTTGAACATGGGCGACGGGCTGCCAGACCCTTGACTGGAGGCGGCGCGCAACTTCTCGTTCTCGATGCGCAGCCGGTCGTTGTCCGCCAGCAGTTCACGGCACTTCGCAGACAGCCAAAGCGCCTCATCGCGAGCCGCTGACCGTGCGCTGTCGAATGCCTCGTTGATCTTGAGAGCGGTGCTGTTGATGCGCCACACTTCGCTACTGCCGAGTGCGCCTTGGTTGGGCCTGTCGTCCATCACGACCCCTTCTGGCTCAGAACCAGCTTGATGCACATGAGCCGTGCCAGCCGGCGCGTGGCCGGGCAGACGGTGTTGATGCGGTGCGCATGAATCCGCAGGGCGCTCTCGAACACGGCGCGGCTCACAGGTCATCTCCTACTGCATGACGGTGGTAGGCGGCGTGCGCTTTCGCGATGCGGGCCACCATCTCGGCAGCCCGAAGCTGCACGTCTTCTCCGCGCATCGCATCGCGCAGGAGCCGCACGAATTCGCTTGCCCGCTCGTCATCGCCGAACAGGTCATCGCACAGCACGGAGCCCAGCGTGGAGTCGTAGCCGTAGTCCGGCGTGCGGATCACGGCAGAGGCGTCTCCCGCTTCGACTGCAGCGAAGAACTCCGCCAGCAGCTCGTCGTAGGCATCGGCGGCCAGGGCGGCTCGCCGGGCTGCTGCGTCATCGATGGCGCGCATTGCGCGGAGACTGATGCGCAGGTTTTCGATGGCCGCACTCATTTGCGCACCTCGATGTCCGGCACGATGGACAGCGGCTTGAAGACGACCCGGTACTGGTACGGGCTGACGGCAGACGGCTCCACCTGCTCGACGAAGAACGTCACGTTGTCCGACAGGCCGAGGAAGTGCTTCTTGTAGCTGCCGGGGCCTGTCTTGCAGGTGACGGATATCTCGCGCGCCTTGTCGAAGTTCCCAAGTGAGCACAGCCCCTGAATCGTCAGCATGTACTCGCCAGTGATTCCGTTGTAGAAGACGATCCGCCGCGCAACTTCGAACTGGTCTGCCGCCTTTGACAGATTCGTCGATGCCACGTCAGCGTCACTGCTGCATGCGGCAACAACGCCAGCAGCAGCAATCGCTGCAACGGTGGTCAGCAGAGTTGCCGCGCTCATTCCGCCATCCCCTTGCACGCCACTCCGGTGTTCGCCGGGTCCAGCGTGATGGCGTGCTCGATGTGAGCCTCGAGGAACTTTTGCGCCTCGGCCTGCGTCGCGAACGATGCGCAGGTGATCGGCTTGCCGGCGTACTTCGCCAGCGGGTCTGCAGCGCAGGCGGTGAGCGCCAGCGCGGCTGCTGCAATGAACCTGTGTTTCATCTCTGCTCCCATCTCCGCTGTGCGGTGTGTCGATGAGAGAGACTATGCCTTAAAGCATATCTACGGTCAAGCGTAAAAGCATATTTTTTGTCTGGGGCATGAAAAAGCCCGCTCGTGGCGGGCTTTGTGTGTTGGTGCCGGTTTGGCCTAGTCGGCCTCTAGGCCGTGAATTCGTGCGCGCAACTTGTCCTCAAGCGCTCCGACGGCGCCGCGGGTGAATGTTGGGCTTCGATCTGCTTCGCCGCACAGATGGGCCTCGTACTGTCGCTGGGCATAGATCGCGACATAGGCCACACCGATGATCTTCTTGGCCTTGATGCCGGCAAGCAACTCTGTGACGCACTTCTCAGTGTCTTCAGACCCGCGCGACGGAACCAAGGTAAACGGACGCCTCATGACAACTTCCCTTTCTTGCCGACGCTCCCCGCCGGCTGATGGACCACAGGATTCAACAACTCATGGCCGGCCCTCTCTCGTAGCCGCTTCTCGATTTCACGGATTTCGCCTGCACGCCGCTCCATCTGTGCCACATAGTTGGCGCGATCAGTCGGGAGGATTGCTTTGTAGGCGATGAGCATCCGCTCGAGCAGAGCGTCACGCTCACCTGGTTCGGCGCTCGCCTTTGGCGGCTCGCTGTCATCCGACCAGTCCGGCTCCTGGCCCTCGTTGAGCTCAAGCCAAGCGGCTGGTACGCGAAGCACATGAGACAGCCTCGCCATGGCAGTGGTCTTGCTGATCTTGCCGTTCTCGATCTTCGAGATGTCGGATTGCTTCAGGCCGGCGCGTTCGGCGAGGTGAGCCTGCGACAGCTTGCGCATGCGGCGGGCAAGCCGAAGGCGTTGAGCGAGCGTTTCTAAGGGTCTTGGCACGCCCGGATTTAATCCCGCTTGCATATTCCTGAAAGACTGGCAAAATAGTCGTGAAGGAATACGACAGCCATGGAAGCCAAGGATCTCATCGCGGCCCTCATCGATAGGGGGATGACGCAGCAGCAGATTGCCGAAGAGACCGGCATCCCGCAGCCGACGTTGAGCAAGGTTCTCCGCGGTGGCGTGAAGGATGTCATGTCGCGCAACTATCGGAAGCTGGAAGCCCTGCATGACAGGGAGATCGCTTCCGGCGCGACCGCAAAGGCTTGAGCCATGCATCACAGCAGTTTCCTTTCTGAAGCTGCCCGCAGCAACTCTTCGGATGCTCGCGCACTGTCACCAGCCATCCGCACCAGCAAGCGCACCAGGAACCTCTGGAGCGCTGCTCGTGCTGGATCCATTGTCTCCTCCCTGGCCGCTCCTGCGGCCTTTGCGCCCGGCTCCTCGTGTGAGGGGTCGGGCGTCTTTTCTGCAGTACCCATCCGCTGCCGGTCTGAGGGGGCCGGCGTCTCGCCCGCATAGGGCAAACAACAAGAAGGGCGCTTCTGGCGCTTGGAGGGATTCGTCATGGGCTCAATCGTGGACGCCAACAACGCGAAAGGACAGGAAAGGTCAGGAAAGGATTCGCAAGCACAGGGCGAAATGCCTTGGCTCTGCGAGGTCAAGGGGCCGCAGGCGGCGGCAATGGATTTCATCTCCCGCGCATCGTGGGAGGGGACCTTGCGGTTCGCCGTGCAGGGTGCCTCGATGGATGACTACGAGGTAGCGGACGTTCTTCACGTCTCGCACGGAACGATGTCAAAGATTCTCAAGGGGACAGCGGGCTTGTGGGGTGCCAAGCTCGTGAAATTCATGCGGACGACGGAATCGCTCGCTCCGCTGCAGTGGCTGGCCGACCAGATGGGGTGCGACATCGTTCGCCGCGCCCCGCTCGAGACGGAAGTGGAGCGGTTGCGGCGGGAGAACGCCGAGTTGCGTGCCAGGCACGACAGGCGTGCGTAAGGAGGCGCCATGCCCTGGCTCTTCTCTCAATCCAAGCTAGACCGCTGCACCTCCGAGCGCGGCCTCCGCCGAATGCTAATGGCAGCGGAGCGCCATGTCGCCCAAGCCACCACCATCGGCTGGCCTGCGCTGGCGCAATCCTGGAAACGGGACGCGGAGCGGATCAAGGCGCGGATGGCGCAGTTCAAGGAGACCGCGTGACCAAAATCGTCCCGAAGAACTGGCGGGACTTCCAGCACTACAAGGACCGGAACCCGCCGTGGATCCGGCTCCATCGTGGGTTGTTGGACAACAAGGACTTCCAGCGACTTCCGGTCGCAAGCAGGGCTCTGGCCCCCATGCTCTGGCTCATTGCCAGTGAATCGGTTGATGGCGTCATCAATGCGGACCCGGACGATTTGGCGTTTCGCCTGCGCACCACAGAGAAGGAAATCTCTGTAGCACTGCGCCCCCTGCTGGAAAAAGGCTTCTTCTTGCCGGTGCAAGACGCCAGCACGCCGCTAGCAGGGCGCTTGCAGTCTGCTGTACCAGAGACAGAGGCAGAGACAGAGACATCTCAGAGACCAGAGGCATTGACAGAGGCAGAGGCAGAGACAGGTTTCGGCCCGCCTGCTGTCGCAGGCAAGCCGCGCCGGGCGGAGGCGCCTAGTGCTGCGACATGGGACTCCTACGCCAAGGCCTATGCGAGTCGCTACGGCGCGGAGCCGGTTCGGAACAAGACCGTCAACGCTCAGTTGGCCCAAGTCGTCGGGAAGCTGGGCGCCGAGGAGGCGCCATTCGTGGCGGCCTTCTACGTCGGGCACCAGGGGAGCTTCTACGTCCGGGCGATGCATGCGGTCGGGCCGCTGTTGCGCGATGCCGAGAAGTTGCGCACGGAGTGGTTCACGAACCGTCAAGTCACGATGGCCGGCGCCATCCAGGCCGACCGCACACAGACGAACTTCAACGCCTTTGCGCCGCTGTTGGCGAAGGCTCAAGCCGAGGAAGACCATGCCCAGCACTGAACTCATCAAGGCCGTTGCCGTGACCGCAGAACTGTGCGGCCGGGTGTTCTCGCCGGAAGCTGCGGCAGTTTTCGTCAACGACCTGTCGGTGTATCCCGAGCAGGCCGTCATTGCTGCGCTGGCCCGCTGCCGCAAAGAGGTGCGCGGCGTGCTGACCATCGCCGATGTCGTCTCACGAATCGACGACGGCAGGCCCGGCGTGGAGGAGGCGTTTGCGATGCTTCCGAAGACCGAGGCCGACTCGGTTGTCTGGACGGCCGAGATGTCGCAGGCGTTCGGGACGTGCGTTTCGCTGCTGGACGCTGGCGACACGGTGGCGGCGCGCATGGCCTTCAAGGAGACATACACGCGGCTGGTGAGCCAGGCTCGAGACAAGGGTGAGCCGGTCAAGTGGTACCCGTCTCTCGGCCACGACCCGCGCACGCGCGATGCCGTTCTGTCGGAGGCTGTGAGCAAAGGCCGCCTGTCGCTGGCGCATGCGCAAGTGCTGTCGCCGATGCTTCCGCCGCCCAACGCGGCCATGCTCGCTGTCGTAGGCAAGGCGACGAAGCCACTTCTGCCGACGCCGGAGGCCGCATGAAACGCTACAGCGAAGTCCTGCGCGAGCTGCGCCAACGGATGTCGGAGCCGTCGAAGCCGAGCCCCGAGCGGGTGGAGGAACTGAAGGCCATCCGAGACCGCATCCGTGCTCGCATTGCGAAGCCGGAGCCGAAGAAGGAGCCCGCATGACCCGCGACGAAGCCAGATCTGTCGCCGCCGAGTTGGGTGCGGACCCTGTCCCAGCCTATCGCATCGCACACCGTCTCGGGATGCCGGTCGAGACCGTCTATCAGGCGCTCGTGCGCCTCAACGATGCCCGCCTTGCGTGCCCGCGCATCTTGCGTGATGGCAGGGTGCTTGGGTGGTCGCAGGCGCCGGGACTGGCCGCATGACACGGGAGCACACCATGGACGGCCATGAGGTCTTGACGATGCCGCGCCAGCGCAAACCAGAGCCGTGGCCTTGTGCTGGATGCGGCGAGCCGTCGCACTACGGGTACAAGGGTTGGTGGTACTGCACCACCTGCTGGCAAGCGCGATTCGTGGCGATGCAGCTATATGCCGAGTCGCAAGCCGAATGACCAAAGTGGAGCACACCATGAACTGGCCCAACCGTCGCCAAGACCCCAACCTGTACAGCCCTGACGCAAACCAGGGCAGGGGGCCTATCCCAGTCCCCCGTGAAGATACCGTAGACGCCGAGCGCGGTGCTCAGGCGCTGGTGCTTGATGTGGTGTTCGCGATCTGCATTGCGCTGATCCTGTGGGTTGTGTTCTCAGCGACGGAGAACTGATGCTTGCTCTATTTGGATTCTTCATGGCGTGGGCCTACAGCGCTCCATGGTGGGTGTGGCTGATTGGCTTCCTGTGTCTGCTGCTGGAAGCGGGCGCGCGGGAGTGAAATATGCGCGAAGAACGGATGCGAATCACGCGGCAATCCGCGATGGCCTGCGAGGTCTCGGGTATGTGGTACTCGACCTATCTGGAGCGGGTGACGGCATTCCTGACTTGGCCGTCGCTGTGGCACCAGGCATGCCGCACTTTCTGGAGTTGAAAGACGGAGCCAAGCCACTCAGCGCTCAAAAGCTCACAGCAGCACAAGAGCGCTGGCACTCCATGGCGTGGATGGTGACGAGCAAGGTGCGCAGCTTGGAAGAGGCAGTAGCCGCATTGAAGTGGGCGAAGGAGAAAGTTAGTGAGCGCTTCTAAAGTAGAGGCCAAGAAGCGGCCGAAGACGGGCGGACGGCAGAAGGGTACGCCGAACCGATTCACGGGCGAACTCAAGGAGCTGATTCTTGGGGCGCTCGAGGAGGCTGGAGGCATGGCGTACCTAGCCGAGAAGGCAGAGACACATCCTGGCCCATTCCTGGCGCTGGTGGGCAAGGTCTTGCCGCTTCAGGTGCAGGGCGACCCGGACAACCCGCTGCTGACGGGGATCACGGTGACGTTCAAATGAGCGAGCAGACTGATATCGCCGCTGACCAGCACTTCGAGTCGCTTGAGTTCTACCAACTGATGCAGGCGTACAGGAATGCGCCTGGGCATGAGCCAGCGGCGGTAATTGCAGCATTCGAGGCCGTCAAGGCGTTCTGTGAGGCGCGCGTCCTCCCTGAGCACTCATGGCATGCCTTCATCATGGCGTCGCCAGTTGAACGCTGAGTTCCCATCCAAGCTGCGCTTCCTCTTCGAGCCCAAGCGCTACAAGGTAGCACGGGGCGGCAGAGGCTCGGGTAAGTCATGGGGCTTTGCTCGGGCGCTGCTGGTGCTGGGCGCCAAGTCCAAGCTGCGCATCATCTGCTCGCGCGAAGTGCAGAAGTCAATCAAGGACAGCGTACACAAGCTGCTTGAAGACCAGATCGGCGCGCTCGGGCTCACGTCGTTCTACGACATCTTCACGACCGAGATCCGGGGCAAGAACGGCACGGAGTTCCTGTTCGCCGGCCTGAGCGACCAGACGATTGACTCTATCAAGTCATTCGAGGGCGCAGATGTGTGCTGGGTGGAAGAGGCGCAGACGGTATCCGAGCGCTCCTGGAAGATCCTCACACCGACCATTCGCAAGCCAGGCTCTGAGATCTGGGTGACGTTCAACCCCGACTTGGACGACGACCCGACCTATGACCGCTTCGTCACGCACCAGCCTGACGACTGCGTAAGCGTCGAGATGAACTACATGGACAACCCATGGTTCAACGAGACGCTCGAGAAGGAGAGGGCGGGCGATGAGCGGCGCTACTCCAAGGACGAATACGAGAACGTCTGGCTAGGCAAGTGCAAGGCGGCCGTTACTGGCGCCATCTTCGCCAACGAGATCCGCGACGCCATCGAGGCTGGGCGCGTGTGCAACGTGCCGTATGACCCGAGGCTGAAGGTCCATGTGGTGCTGGACCTCGGCTGGAACGACAAGATGGCCGTAATCCTGGCCCAGCGGCATTTGTCCGAGGTGCGGATACCAGAGTATCTCGAGTATGACCACATAACCCTGGACTGGTTATCGGCCGAGCTGAGAAACCGGCATTACAACTGGGGCCGCATGTTCCTGCCGCACGACGGCGCGCATGGCGACTACAAAACCGGCCAATCCGCCATGCAGATTATGAGAAACCTGCGGTGGGACGTGGCCCAAACTCCGAACCAGCCTGTTGAAACAGGTATCAAGCAGGCACGAATGCTATTTCCGAGGGTATACTTCGACAAAACCAAGGCGGCTTTACTGGTTTCACGTCTGAAACGGTATAAGCGGAATGTCCCGACCACCACCGATGAGCCATCGGCCCCAGTCCACGACATTAACAGCCACGGCGCTGACGATTTCCGGTATCTCTCGCTCGTTGTTCCGCAGATGAGCAACGAAGACCAGAAGCCAATCGTTTACCCCAAAGGTGGGGTCATCTAGGAGCGCCACATGAGTATCGAACTCAACCGTCGAGTTAAAGACCTGGAGGCCAAGTTGGCCGAGGTCAATCGTCAGATCGCGGAACTGACGGTCAACAAGGCAAATTGGCCTGCACATGTGCCGGTCGAAGAGCGGATTGCATCCGAGTTGAGAGTGACGCGCAAACCTGGCAGACCACGCAAAGATGAGCAACGAACAACTGGTTGACTTTGTGCGCAAGCCGCGGCTGCGCCCGGCTTCGCGGCTGACCATCTTCGATATCGAAGGACGCCGGTCAACTATTGACCGAGGTTTCCGGTCATGGGACTTCCCGATGGGGGTTCTGACAAGGCGTGTTCTGCGGGCCGGTGATGGCCGGTTCTACGTCACGTTTGTTGACCCGACTCCGGGGGTTGTTTCGGACGACGACTTGCGCCAGGTGGCGCGTTCTTGGGTCGCCGGCCGTGGCTGACGAGTCGTCTCTTGTCAAAGCGATTGAGCAATACGAGTCCGTCGCCGAGACGCATGGAGAGCTGTCTAAGGAGCGCACCCAGGCGCTGGACTACTACCTCGGCAACCCGCTCGGGAACGAGGTAGACGGCCGATCCCAGGTCATCAGCCGCGATGTCTGGGATACCGTGGAGTGGATCAAGCCGCAGTTGGCGGACATCTTCTGCGGTGGCGATGAGGTGGTGCTGTTCACGCCTCGTGGCCCTGAGGATGTGGCCGCCGCCGAGCAGGAATCCGAGTTCGTCAACTACATCATTACCCAGAAGAACAACTGGTTCGAAACGTGGTACTGCTGGAGTCATGACGCGCTGCTGCAAAAGGTTGGCTACGTCAAAGCCTACTGGGATGACAGCGAGGACATCACCAAAGAGAAGTACAAGGGCCTGACCGACGAAGAGGTCATGCTTCTGTTTCAGGACGAGAGCGTAGAGGCAGTCTCGTCTGAGCACACCGAAGCTGGCTGGGACATCGAGGTACAGCGCACCCACAGCTACGGGTGTGTGCGGCTGGTCAACGTGGCGCCAGAAAACGTCTACGTTGACCCGAACGCGCGAAACCTGAACCTGCAAGACCCGAGCTGCAACTTCTCGGAGCACAGGGAACAGAAGACCATCAGCCAACTACGGCTGGAGGGCTTCGATGTAGAAGACACGCTGTCCGACAGCGGCAGCACCAGCAACGTCTGGGAAGAAGAGCGCCGGCAGGATCCGTCCACGCTGCGAAGCGATGGAAGCGAGAACACAGACCCGAGCATGCGCAAGGTCTGGGTGCGGGAGTGCTGGATTCGCTACGACCACGACGGCGACGGCAAGGCCGAACTGCGCCACGTCATCATTGTTGGCACGACGATCCTGCTCAACGAGGAGGCGGACCACTCGCTGCTCGTGGCGCTGTGCCCTACGCCTCTGCCGCACCAGCATACCGGCCTGAGCCTGGCCGATGCGGTCAAGGACTTGCAACTCATCAAGACGGCGCTCCTGCGGGGATCGCTGGATAACGTCTACCTGGCGAACAACGGGCGCCACGCGGTGGATGAAAGCCTCGTCAACCTCGATGACATGCTTGTCAGCCGTCCGGGCGGCTTGGTGCGGACCAAGGGCGACCCGCGCATGGCGATCATGCCGCTGACGCACTCCACGACCGGCGATGTGGCCGTGCCGATGATGGAGTACGTAGACCGCGTAGCCTCCAAGCGCACTGGGGTGAGCGAGGCACAGCAGGGTCTGGACCCGAACGCGCTCAACAACAACGCCGGAGCGCACGCCAACTCGGCCATGCTGACCGCTGCGATGCAGCGCATCAAGTTCATCGCGCGCATCTTTGCCGAGACGGGCGTGAAGTGCCTGTTTCAGCTTGTCCATGCCCTGACGCTGAAGCACTCGCGTAAGGCTGAGATGATCCGCCTGCGCAATCAGTGGGTGCCGGTCGATCCGCGCCAGTGGAAGAAGCGCGCAGACATGCAGATCAGCGTCGGCCTGGGTGCTGGCGACAAGATGCAGCAAATTGTCTTCCTCGAAGGCGTGCTCCAGAAGCAGATTCTGGCCCTGCAAGCCGGCCTGACCAGCCCGCCCAAGGTCTATAACGCCCTGAAGCGGCTGACCCAGGCTGGCGGATTCAAGGATCCCAACGAGTTCTGGGACGACCCGTCCACCAAGCCGCCGATGCCGCCCGCTCCTAACCCGGAAGTGGTCAAGGAGCAGATGAAGGGCCAAGTGGCGGTCCAGGTCGAGCAGATGAAGGGCCAAGTCTCGCTCCAGCAGGAGCAGCAGCGGGCTCAACTCAAGCTGCAGGAACTGCGCGCAACGCTCGAGCTGCAGGCCGCCAACGACGCCCGCGACGCCGAGCGCGAGCAGATCAAGGCCCAGTACGAGGCGCAACTCGAGGCCCAGCGTCTGGAAATCGACAAGTGGAAGACGCAGGTTCAGGCACAGGTCACGCAGTACACGACCGACGCCAACAACGAAACCAAGATCCAGATTGCCGAGATGCAGGCTCGCGTGCAGGTCCACTCGCAGGACCAGCAGGCCGAGGCGCAGGACAAGCAGTCGGCCATTCAGGCGCAAGAGGCCGACAAGGGCCGCATGCACGAAGAAAAGATGGCCGACAAGGGCAACGAGCACGCCAAGGAGCAGGCCAAGGAGCAGGCAAAAGCCCAACCCAAGCAGGCAGACAGCAGCAAGGACATTGCGGCACTTGAGAAGACCGTTCAAGAGGTCATCAAGGGCCAGAAGCAGTTGGAAGAGACGATGCGCAAGCCCAAGAAGATCCTCCGCGACAAGGATGGTCGGGTCATTGGCGCGGCAATTGAGGACTAATGCATGACCGAAACGCCGGCAGAGGTGAATGCGAAGTTGGTGATCAGTGGCACTTTCGAGTGCCGAGACGCCACAGGCAACCTCATCAAGACCATTGAACTGAAGACGGAGGTTCCGTTGAGCCAGGAGCAAATGAATGACGATCAGCGTAGCGAATGAGTGCAAGGCCGCCGGCCTGAACGGCATCACCGCACTCCTGAACTCTGGGCAATTCCGCCTGCTTACCGCAGCGGATGCCGAACTGGCGAACCTCACGTTCTCAGCGACTGCGTTCGGTGCTGCGACCACGGCTAGCCCGGCTGTTGCCACGTCCAACACCATCAGTGCGGACACGTCTGTGACGGCTGGGACCATCGCGAAGTTCGAGCTTCGCACTTCGGGGGGTGCCACCCGCATCACCGGCAGCGTTGGCGTTGGTACTGGCGATCTACAGGTCTCGGATGCTGTGATTCCGGGTACGGCAACCTCTGTTAGCTGCCCTGGCGGCCTGACGATCTCGCTCCAAATCACGTAATGACGGCATTCCGCCTGACCAAGGCTATTCGCCTCTCGGTGCAGGCGGTAGCGGCCATTACTGGAGACTTGGCGCAGGACACTGGACCGGGGGCCGCAACGGCGTTCACGCTCAGTGGCCCGACGACAGGCGTGAATGGCGTTGCAACCACATTCACGGTGACGCCGAACGGTGCGCTGTCGTCGTCGGTGGTGGTCACGCCGGCCGCGACCAATGCCGGATCTGTGTCGCCGACCTCGCTCACCTTCTCTGCTGGCTCTACGGCTGCGCAGACGTTCACTGTGACGAGGGCGAGCGATGGGGCGTCATCAGTCAGCATCACCAACAACGGTGGGTTGTCCAACCTTGGGACGCCGATCACGTTCACGACCGTTGCCGGCGGGACGTTGGCCTCTTTCGAGCTCACGACAACCAACGCTGGCACTGGCACATATCCCTTCTACCTCTGCCATCCGTTCGGCAAGGGTGAGGTGCCGAACTCGATCACATGCAGCAACCTTGTTGATTACCGCGCGGTCGTGCTGCGCACCTGGAACGACGGCAGCGCCAAGCATGTCCTGATTGTTGGGAGGGCCACGCTGACGCAGAACACACCGGTAACGGTGTTCATGGCTGCCGGCACGCCGCCGTCTTCTGGCACGAACCTCGCCCAGACCGACATCCCGACTGGCACCTACAGCATCGGCGTTAGTGGCGCCACGCTGACCTTCAACCCGCGCACGGACACGCCGTACTACTCCAAGCAGACCCCGGTGATGAGCGAGTTCTGGTTTCGCCAGATCGACGCCACCACCAAGCAGATGGGCTGCATGGGCGTGCGTGTCTACATCGACGGCCGCGTGCAGTGCAAGCCGTTCATCGCCAACGGGCGGCTGGACAACGGCTCGGGGGCCAAGGACACCACGATCGCCGAGCGCGTCTTCGTGCCGACCTTCGTGGTCAACGGCACGACGGTGTTCAACAACGGCGGGGTCAACGCCACGTTGCGGGTCGGCGCCCGCATCATGGGCGACAACACCCAGGACGGCTGGTACTGGACGAACGGCACCAACCCGAGCATCACGCCGACCTTCGACGTGGACTACATCCTGTCGACGCAGCTGGTGCCGATGTACGGCTATGGCGACCCGGACAACGCCACGCTGGCCGCGCTGATTCAGAACTACGTGCTGGGCAGCAACGGGCCGATCGAGCCCGACATGTCCAGCACCGGGGCTCAGTTCCAGATCGGGCCGCTCACCGATGCCGATGCCAAGTACCTCACCAGCGGGGATGCACGCGCGTACCGCGCCGTGCTGTGTGCCTCCTCGTCGCTGAACAGCTACAACATTGCGAATGGCCTTACGGCCGACGGCAACGTCCTGAAGCTCTCGACGTTCGGCACCTGGACGCAGGATGGCCCGAACCAGGGCGGCTCCAATGGCGCCCCGAACAGCGCCTACAACTGGGATGTGGCGCACCACGGCAGTGGCGGCTATCTCGCATACATGCTGACGGGCGACCGCTGGCACTACGAGACGATGGCGCTGAACATGGCCACGGCCTACCTGTGCGTGCACTCGGCGGCCGGCAGCGGCGTGAATCGCCTGCTCACTGGCACGGACGCATCGGCGAACCAGCAGATTCGCGGCTTCGCGTGGCTCATGCGCACGCTGGGACAGTTCGCGGCGATTGCGCCGGATGCGGAACTCGCTGGCGGGCAGATCGCCGCCGAGTACCGCACCCTGCTGGTGAACAACTACAACGCGCTGCTGACTCGGGTTCATGACCTGACTCCGCCGCGCGCGCTCGGCATCCTGCACATCCGCGAGCACGGTCTTTGGATCACGGCCGGCGACATCCCGATGTGGCAGCTGTGGTGGGTGGCCATCGCCAACGCGATGAACAGCGAGAACGACTGCGTTCCGGATGCGAACTACCAGACGGTGGAGCGTGTCCGGGACTTCAGCTACGGGCCTGCCGTCGGCCTGCTCGGCGGCAGCGGCCTCTCTCACGATCACGACTTCACCCTGGGCGCCAACTACGGCCATAAGGTCGCGAACGACAACAGCGGTAACGGGTTCGCCAAGAACTGGGGGGATGTCCACCTCAAGAACTACGGCAGCCTGAACACCACTGCGACGAACACGCTGCAGGGCACTGGCAACAGCACGCCCACGAACCTGACCGGCGACAGCTACTGGGCCATCCTGAGTTGCGCCATCTCCTATGCCGCGCAGCACCGTGCCGAGGGCGCGCTCACCGCCTACCGTCGCCTACACGGCGCGACCAACTGGGTCACCGGCGAAGCCACGCTCGTGAACAACCCGAAGTGGGGCATCAAGCCTCGCGCGCTGCCGGCTGTCGCCTACACCCTGCCGAGCACGGTCAACACCAGCGTGCTCGTGGGCCTGAACACCGCGCGCTCCATCAAGCCGGCCGGCTGGACGGATGGGCAGTTCGACCTGAGCACGTTCCACCCATACGGCGGCGGCGTGTTCGTGCCGTGGTATGGCGATGCTGGTGCGTGGATCCTGGCGAACCCAGGCGGCCACAACAACCAGGGGTTGTTGGGTTGCATCGGCTTCGACATCGCCACGCGCATGTGGTTCTTGCTCCCCAACGCAAACGGGGTGCCGTTGAACTCGACGCCGGTGTGGCCGGCAGAAGCGAACGCAGCGCCGTGGTACGAGATGCTCTCGGCCACTATCGGGGAGATGCCAGTCCCGGGGCACATCTACGCTTCGCACGTGGCGCTGCGCCGCGGCAAGAAGGGTGTGGTCATCTCGCCCACGCGGGGCGCCATGTTCAACGGCCCCGATGGCGGCAACTTCTCGTCGCCCTCGGCTCACCAGGTGGATCTGGACACGGGGCTTTTCACGCGCGCCTGCGCCAGCGCGAACGCCTCGTCCACCATCCACGTCGAAGGCTCATCCGCCTACGACCCGGTCGATGGCCGCATCTACTTCACCGACTCCGCGTTCTGGACTCGTCAGTTCATCTCGTACATCCGCCTGAGCGACATGACGTTCCAGACGCTGGCGCTGACCGGCTGGCCGCCGTCGGGCACGCCCGGCACCTACACCAAGATGGCGATCATCCCGGAACGCCGGGTACTGATCTTCGTCGATGGTGCCGGCCTGATGTTCGGTACGGACCTGACGCAGTCGCCTGCGACCATCGTGCAGCTCACCCCTGGTGGCCCAGGCTTCGCAAACAACAACGGCGCCAACACCTGGGTCTGGAACCGGCGAAAAGGCAAGCTGTACCAGAAGGGCTCGTCCACCGGCAACGTGCTCAACACCATTACGCCGCCGCAGACCAATGCCTACGGGACCGGCGGCACATGGGACCGTGGCTCAGTCACGATCGGCGGCTCTGGCCTGCCCAACCGGACGGAGACGCAGGAGCACTACACCTGCCTTTTCGACAGCGAGGTCACCGACTGCCTGGGCTGGATCGCCGGCACCACGCAGCAGGTCGCGCTAGCGCTCATCTAACTTCAAGGTGACCTGAGATGGCATGGAACCCAGTCAACGGCAGCGCGCCGACTGACGATTTCAACAGGGCCGATGGCAACGTCGGCGCCAATTGGACGCACATCCGCGACTTGGCGTGGGATGCGACGCCGCCGCAGATCGTCAGCCAGGCTGTCTACGGCAAGTCGAGCGGCACTGCGCACTATCAGGTGATTCGGTGGAACGGCACCGGCACGTTCTCCAACGACCAGTATGCCGAGGGCCCCGTTGTCGGCATGGCCTTCAACGGCTCGCAGTATTTCGCTGGCGTGGGCGTGCGCATCAGCGCCGACACCGACGCAGGTGCCGACTTCATTGGCGCCTACGTCGAGGACGACGCAGCCAGTGGTTCCAACCACACGGTGCAGGTGGTCGAGATGGTCAACGGCACCTCCTCGACGCTTGCAACCATCACCGGCGTGGCCTGGACCAACACCGACAAGATCGGGGTGGAGGTGATCGGCAGCACGATCAAGGTGTTCAAGGACCGCGTGCAGATCGGATCGAACTACACCGCCACCCTTACCACCGGTAAGCCAGGGGCTCTGCTCAGTGGCAACGGGACTGCGCTGATCGGGCTCGATGCCATCGAACTGGGTGACGCCACCAGCGCGAACGGCGCCACGCGCGCCATGCATCATCTTTGCCAACAGAGGATTTCCTGATGTCCATCTATCTCAAACAATCCACGGCCTCGCAGGAAATTCCGCTGGGCTACTTCGTTGACAGCACGGACGGCAACACCGAAGAGACCGCGCTGACCATCGCCAACACCGATATCAAGCTCTGGAAGGCCGGCGCGACCACGCTTGCCAACAAGAACAGCGGCGGCGGAACACACATCTCGAACGGCATCTACTACGCCGTTTTGGACGCGACCGACACCGACACGCTGGGTTCGATGATCGTCTTTGTTCACGTCTCCGGCGCCCTGCCGGTGCGTGTGGAATGCGTCGTCCTCGCGGCGAACGTCTATGACTCGCTGATCGGCGGCGGCGATCTGCTCCAGGTCGATGCTACGCAGTTCGCCGGCACGGCCTACGCCACCGCGCTTGCGGCCGAGGTCGATGCGGTGTGGGACGAGCAAGTGGACGGCACGACCACTGCCCGCCAGTCGGTGCGGCTGCAGAACTCGGCGATGGGCGGCAAGGCGAGCGGTCTCGGGACCACGACGGCGGTGTATCGAGACCTGGCCGACTCCAAGGATCGCATCTCTGCGACCGTGGATGCGGACGGCAATCGCACTGCGGTGACTCGTGACCTGACCTAAGAAGGGGCGCGGCGGTGTTTGGGGGCCGCTTCTTCGGGCAACGCTTCTTCGGTGAGCGCTATTTCGGTCACCGGGGGCTGGTTGTCCTTGGGCGCTACTTCGGCGGCCGAAACTTCGGCGTGCGCTACTTCGGCCCCCGGTACTGGGGCACGAAGCGCATCAGCGCGTTTGCATTGGCCCAGACCAGCGGACCGTCCATCGCTGGCGTTGTCGGTGTTGCGGGGGATCTGTCCTTCCCGTGGCCGGTGGCGCCATCCGCGACGCTCGGGTTAGCTGGGACGGTATCCGTTGGCGCCGTACTCAGTTTCGACAATGAGACCGATTTCGCGGTAACGCCACCGCTAGAGGTGGCTGCACTGAGCGCCGCAGTGACGATGGGGGCGGCCAGCTTCTCGTTTGGTCTGCCAGTCCCCGGCACCGGGTGCTACTACGGCTCGAGATACTTCGGCTCCAGGTTCTTTGGGTCGAGATACTTTGGCACTAGGCGGCAGTTCGCCCTCAGTGTCACTGCCGGCCCGTCCATGGCTGGGGTTGCTGGGGTGGCCGGTGCGCTTGCCCTGGATCTTGGCGTCTCTCCGTCCACGTCGATTGCGCTGAGTGGCACCGTCACCACAGAGGGCGACTGGAGAGAGGCGGCTGTTATCCCGCCAAAGCGCGCCGTTGGTACGCCGGCCAAGAAGCGCCGTCGTAACTACATCATCGACGGCAAGAAATACCACAACGTCACCGACGAGGAGTTGGCCTTCCTGCTGTCGCGCGACCTTATCCAGCGCGAGCAGGTCAAGGTTATCCACAAGGACAAGAAGGCGCGACCGATTGGCAAAGAGGCGTTCGAGGCTGCAAAATCCAAGCAGAAGCAGGACGAATCCGACGAAATTGCGGCGCTCATCGCGCTCTTGTGAGGCACATGGACAAGAAAGAAACCGAGATTGCTGCAGGCCAACGTGCAGAGCAAATACTCACTGACCCAGTATTTATCGCGGCCCGCGAACATATTGACGCCGAGTTATATCGGCTATTTACGAGCACTGTTCCGACGGATTTGGAGGCGCTGAGCCAGATTAAGGCCATGCAATATATGCACGGCAAGTATCTGCAGTATCTCCAAAAGGTTGTAAATGACGGGAAAATCGCTAAACTGGAGGTCGAGCGGAAACCTCGACATTCCGCTAGCGAGTTTGGGTATCGATAATCGAGCCCGCTCCCGAAAGGATTAATGGGTATTGAGAGTACGCCGGCAACGGAAGCTCCACAGGGCCTCACCGAAGAACAAGGTGTGGCCGAACTGCTGAATCGGTGGAAGGGCAACGGACCGGCCCAAGCTGATCAGCCGGAAACCGAGGAAACCACGGACGAAACCCTGCCCGAGCAGCCGAAAGGCGACGCCGGCCAGGAGGAATCAGTCCCGCAGGAGACCGAGGATTCCGAAGACGAGGGTGAAACCGAAATCGACGTGGCGGGGGAGAAGTTCAAGGTCCCCGCCAAGCTGACTGAGACCGCGAAGCGCATCGAAGCCAGGGCCAAAGAGGTTGAGGCCGGTGCGACGCGCAAGTTTCAGGAGGCCGCCGACCTTCGGAAAGCCGCTGAGGTTCAACACCAGACCGTCAAGCAACTGCAGAAGATCAGCGAGGCCCAGGCCGACCTGATCGCCGATCACAGGATGGTCGCGCGCAGGCTGACGCAACTGGAAAGCGTGGACATCAACAGCGTTGACACTGAGACGCTGACCCGCCTCAACGCGGAATACAACCAACTCCAGGCTGCAAAGGGCCGGATCGAAGGGCAATACGCCCAGAACATCCAAGCCATGCAGGCTGAAGAGCAAAAGGCGTTCTCTGCTCGCAAAGAACATGCTGAGAAGCTCTTCACGACCCACATCAAGGGCTGGAGCGCGGACAAGGCCAAGAGCCTGTCCGAGTACGCAAAGAGCAAGGGAGCACCGGATGGCGTCCTTCAGGGCGTAACCGATGCATGGATGGTTCAGATCCTCGACGACGCGGCCTACGGGCATGCGATGAGGACGGCCAAAGGTCCGACGCTGAAGCGGGTGGAAGCCCCGACCAAGACCCTGAAGCCAGGCGCTGCAGGGAGCCCGAATTCAGCGGCCCAAGCCAAGGTAAGCGACGCGATGAAGCGTCTTCAGAAGTCGGGGCGTCTTGAAGACGCTGCGGCGGCACTGCTGGCGAGGTCCGCTTTCCGTAAAAGGTAAGCAAAGTGACCCAAGTTTCCGGAACCCTTGACACCTACGATCTCGTCGGCATGGCCGAGGACGTCGAGGACGTCATTTTCAACATCTCGCCGACCGACACGCCGGCCCTGACCATGGGCAAGCGCAAGAAGGCCACGGCGACGAACCACCAGTGGCAGACCGACTCGCTGGCTGCGGCGAGCTCGAACAAGGCGGTCGAAGGCGATGACGCCTCGTATGCGACTGCTGCGCCGACGGTGATGCTGTCCAACCGCCTGCAGATCGCACAGAAGACGGTGCTGGTTTCCGGCACTGCCGACGCTGTTCGCAAGTACGGCCGCGCGGAGGAATTCGCGTACCAACTGATGAAGCGCGGCAAGGAACTCAAGCGCGACATCGAGTTCACCATCGTGCGCAACCAAGCCTCGAGCGTTGGTGGTTCGCAGACCGCTCGCCAGGCGGCCGGCTGGGAATCCATGATCGCGGGCAACCGCATCTTCTCGGCCTCGACCGACTCGACCGGCACGACCCCGGGCTACGCCTCTGGCGACTGGGGCGCGCCGACCGATGGCACGACTGCTGCGCTGGACGAGACCACGCTGGTTTCGGCTCTGACGGCTGCGTGGACGGACGGTGGCGACCCGAGCGTCATCATGGTTGGCACGGCTCAGAAGCGGAAGGTCGCCGGCTTTGCTGGCGCGACCAGCTTCGCGGGTGTGTCGGTGAACCAGGGCCGAACGGCTCAGGGCGTGGTGGTTGGTGGTGTGGACCTCTACATCTCCGACTTCGGCGAGCACAAGGTGGTTCTGAACCGCTACATGCGCGCGTCCACGCTGTTCTGCATCGACCCCGACTACGTGTCCACCGCGTGGCTGCGGCCCATCAAGTACACGTCGCTGGCGAAGACCGGTGACGCGGACAAGGGCCAACTGCTGTGCGAGTTCACCGTGGTGATGGAGAACCCGGACGCGCACGCGAAGATTCAAGACCTCACCTAACGCTCCTTGATCCCCGGGGCTTCGGCCTCGGGGGTTTTTTGAAAGGAAAGAACCATGCGACTGGCACCGAACTACCTGCGCCTGAACAAGCAACTTCCCCCGAACTACCGGCGCATCAACAACCGCTAACCATGCAAGTACGACTCTCCGTCCCTGAACAGTTGCGCAATCGGCCACCGAAGTTCCATGGTGAGTGGGTTGGCTATCACGACAGGGTTGGGAGGGTGCTGGCCGGAGCCGGCAGCGGCGGTGTGTGGGTTGAGTTCGAGGCCGGCAAATACGTCGGCTGCCCCATCAAGCACTTGAGCAAGCCATGAAGATCCTCGGCGTTGAGTACGACCCGCTGACGGGTGTGAAGACCACCTATGGGGCCGAGGATGGCAAGATGATCGTCAAGACGGAGCAGGACGTTGCTCCGCATCTTGACTACACGCAGGCGCTGCGTAACGACCCGGACTACGCCAAGCGCGGCATCAAGCAGAACTTCCAGCACGTCGGGCACATCCCGAACTCGGTCGTAGCCAAGATGCTCACCGAGGATGGCTTCGATGTGATGCGCTTCCCGGCGCGCGAGGTGGTCAAGTTCCTTCGCAAGAACTGGGACAAGTACGGCAAGCTGATCGTCACGGCATCGGGGCGCATCTGATGGAGGAACTCGGGTACTACAAGCACATCGAGTCGATGCTTGATGAGGAGCCCGACGAGGCTGCCAGGCGCTGCACGGCGCTTCTTGACAAGGACTGCGACGACCACCACGCCATGTTCCTCATGGCGTCGGTCTTCCTGCGGGGAGAGAAGTACGGCGTCTCTTCGCTGTTCTTCCGCCGCATCACCGAGCTGGTGCCCAAGCGCTCGGAGCCGTGGAACAACCTAGGCATGTGCTTCGGCGGCATGAAGCAGCACCACAAGGCCCGCCAGTGCTACCTCAAGGCATGGGATCGCGAGAAACGGCCTCTGTACGCCGCGAATGTCGGGTGTACACACATGGAAGAGCGCGACTACAAGCGCGCCATCGAGTGGTCAGAGACTGCGCTGCGGATGGACCCGACATGCGTGACTGCGCTCAATACTCGCGGGCTGTCGCGCATCGCTCTCGGTCAGTGGAAAGACGGCTGGAAGGACTGCAGAGCCCAGATCGGCGGCAAGTTCCGCAAGCGCCTCCAGTTCCTCAACGAAGGGATGTGGGACGGCAAGCCCGGCACCAACCTCGTGATCTACGGCGAGCAGGGGCTTGGTGACGAAATCATGTACGCCTCCTGCGTGCCGGATGCCGCTCGTGAAAACACGGTTGTGCTCGAGTGCGATCGCAGGTTGGAGGGCCTGTTCCGACGCTCGTTCCCGCAGATCGCGGTCTACGGTACGCGGCTGGCGAAAGAAATCGAGTGGCCGAACAGCCACAAGATCGACGCCAACATTCCGTGCGGGCAATTGCCTGAGTTCTACAGGCCGACGCCTGACTCCTGTCCTGGTACTCCTTACCTAGTGGCCGACCCTGAGCGGCGCATCCAGTGGCGTGCGCTGTTCGACTCGTGGGGGCCGAAGCCAAAGATTGGCATTGCGTGGAGTGGCGGCAGCAAGCACAACAACCCCGAGGCGCGTTCGGCCGGCATCGATGCATTCCGCCCGCTGATTCAGGCCATCGACGCGGACTGGATAAGCCTTCAGTACAAGGGCGACACGCTGCGCGAGATCGAGGAGGCGGGGCTTCCGGTCAAGCACTACAAGCGCGCCAGCGAGTCGGAGGACTACGACGACACCGCAGCGCTAGTGGCCGAACTGGATCTCTACATCGGTGTGCATACGAGCGCACACCATCTCGCTGGTGCGTTGGGCGTGCCGTCCATCGTGTTCACCAACGAAAAGAGCAACTGGAACTACCAGCCAGAGCTGCGCAAGTTCCCTTGGTATCAAACGACCACGTTGTTCCCGCAGAAGCCGGGCGAGACGTGGACTCAGACTATGGAGCGACTAGCAAATGATCCCGCTCTACTGCGGATTCGACCAGCGCGAAGCGGCGGCGTATCACGTCTTCTGCCAATCGGTGATTCAGACCGCTACCAGCCCAGTAGCGTTCTACCCGCTTGCGCTGAAGCTGCTGCCTGAGTACACCGAGACTCACACCGACGGCTCCAACCAGTTCATCTACAGCCGCTTCCTCGTCCCGTTCCTCCAGGACTATCGCGGCTGGGCCATCTTTGCCGATGGCGACATGCTCTGCCGGGCCGACATCTCGGAACTGTGGGCCATGCGTGACCAGCGGTATGCGGTCATGGTGGCGAAGCACAACTACTCCTCAAAGGCACAGAGGAAGTACATCGGCACGTCGCTCGAGACGCACAACGCGGTCTACCCGCGCAAGAACTGGTCAAGCGTGATGCTGTGGAACTGCGGCCATCCGGCGAACCGGATCCTGACGCCGAAGTACGTTGAGGAGCACTCCGGCCGCGTCCTGCACCGCTTCGAGCACCTGCACGATGAGCAGATCGGCGATCTGCCGCGTGAGTGGAACTGGCTGGCTAGCGAGTACGAGCACAACCCGGATGCCAAGCTTGTGCATTACACGCTGGGCGTGCCGGGCATGGAGCACTACAAGGACTGCGACCACTCGGCGGAATGGCATCTCACCAAGCAGGCCGTCAATCACATCGAAGCGTGAACGTCACGTTCAAGCACTGCGGAGAGCACCTCGCCTCCAGCCGCTACAGGGCTCTCATCCCAACCGTTGAGCTAGCGAAGCTCGGCATCGGCCCAGGCCCTGAGTGGGTCGTGATGGGCAAGCACAACTGGAACTGGGACGAGCAGACGGCCGGCTACAGCAAGAAGTGCTTCGATGTCTGTGACGACAATTTCGACCACCCACAGTGGGGCGAGCACTATCACCTGTGCTGCCTGAAGGCCGATCTGGTGACGTGCAACAGCGCGGAGATGCAGCGCATCATCCACGAGCGCACGGGCAAGGATGCCATCGCGATCCCGGACCCCTACGAACAGCCAGAGAAGCCGCCCCGCGTTCACGACAAGCTGCTGTGGTTCGGCCACCGGACCAACCTGCGCGACTTGGCCCCATGGGTGGGCAAGCTCAAGAACCTAGAGGTGGTCTCCAACTTCGAAGGCACCACACCATGGAGCCCGCAGGAGATGGATCGCGCTTTTGATAGGGCCGGCCTGGTCGTGATCCCTACCGGTAAATCCATGGCAAAGTCAGCCAACAGGGCGATCGAATCCCTCCGCAGGGGCCTGTTCCCTGTGTGCGGATACCTCCCATCATACGGTGACCTCGGGGTTTATGTTGGCGATATTGGCGATGGCGCGAAATGGGCGCTATCCCACCAAGACGAGGTTATCTCGCGCATTAAGCGTGCCCAGGCATATATCCGTGGTGAGTATTCGCCGCGCAGGATTGGAGCGCTATGGAAAGCAGCCCTATTCGGCTAAACTTGGGCTGCGGGGCCAAGATCTGGCCTGGGTTCGTCAATATCGACTTGGCGAATAACTGGACGAGCATCCAACCCGACGTGGTTGCGGATGTGACCGGCCCGCTACCTTTCCCCGACGACTACGCGGACGAGGTTCACGCCTACCACCTGTTTGAGCATATCTACCGCTGGAAAAGCGAGGACGTGCTTAAAGAGTGGATCCGGGTTCTGAAGCCCGGCGGGCTCCTGGTGCTGGAAATGCCGTGCCTGGACAAGATCCTGGACGCATTCATCTGGTACGCAGAACGCCAGAAGCCAGCGCCGATCCACCTGACGATGTGGGGCCTGTTCGGTGACCCTCGGTACAAGAACGAGGCCATGTGCCACCGCTGGTGCTATTCGGCATCAGAACTGCGTGACCTCCTGACCTACGCCGGGCAAGTCGATATCACCGAAGCGGAGCCACAGACGCACCAGCCAGTGCGCGACATGAGGTTTGAGAGCAGGAAGCCATGGCGACAACCTACAGTGCCCTGAAGACCGAGATTGCGGACTTTGTGAACCGCAGTGACCTCACGTCTGTCGTTGACACGTTCATCGACCAGGCCGAGGCGGAGATGCAAATCAGGGTGAAGGAAATCGAGTTCGAGACGCGCTCGACGGTCACGGTGACGGCTGGCGTTGCGACGCTGCCCACAGGCTGGCTTTCGGCTCGCTCCGTGATCTGGAACGGCGACACCGCTCGCAGGTTGTCCTACGTGACCCCCGACAAGCTGGAGATGGTCAACGCCAGCAGTCCGTCATTCGTGAACTACTACACCATCGTCGGCGCACAACTGCGGTTCGCTGACGACGGCGACGGCTCGGTGATCGCCACCTACAACGCCAAGTTCACGCCGCTCTCCGACTCCAACACCTCGAATTCGATCCTGGCCGAGTTCCCATCGGCCTACCTGTACGGTGCACTGAAACACGCTGCGGTGTACCTGAAGGACTTCGAGGCTGCACGCAACTACGAGGCGCTGTTTGACCAGCAGATGGCGCTTGTGATCGCCAACAACGCCGAGCGCAAGTACGCAGGAGCGGCGCTTCAGGTGAGGCCGGCGTGAGTCGCATGAAGAACTGGCGGGGTTGCCGTGCTCTAGAAGCCCCAGCAGGAGGGTCGCGCCCGGTTTGGCTACCGGTTACCCCGCCCACTGCGCCGAAGCGCCGCCAGTCCGAGGATGACTATACATCATGATCGAGCTTCTCGGCTTCTCGCCCGACCTGGATCCGACGACGCCGGGGGTCATCACCGACTGCACCCAGCTTGTGC